CATCTGGCTGTAATCCAGGTAGTTCTTCTTAGGCTTTTCCTCCCATTTGATCTTGAACCCGTTACCGTCATTGGTCACTGTCAGAATGGTCAGACCTCTGACATGTTCGCTCCAGTCGTTGCTGTTGCTGTAACTTAGGCGACATACGTCCAAGCCTGTCTGGTCATCAATAAGTTCGTCTACGTAATACTTGATGCTGTCATCAGTGGTATCTAAAATGTAATGTCTCATTGTTCAATGATGTTAAGTTCTGTCGTTAGTTTTCTGACCTTGTTGATCAGGTCGTTCAGGTCACCGTCGTTGACGATTACGTGTGTGAATGGATAATCATCAAGAGCTGTCTCAGAAGGATGATCATCTTGTTTACGTTCAGGACGATCTATGCGCAATAGTAATCCGTTATGATTTTTGATTGCTTCAGCTTCGTTGGGAAAACGCACGTCTGTAACGATCCAATAGCTGGGGTTATACTGTGACAGTTTAGGAAACCTGTAGTCTGCCATCAGTGCATTAACCCACACGTTCTCGTGCAATCCTTTGCGCATGGCTTCTGTACCCAGTTCCTGCAACAGTTGGCGCACTGTCATCCGCTGCATACCAACCACATACTCGATATTCAATGTACCAAAAGATTCTTTCATGATAGCAACAGCTGCTTCTGCTTCTTCTTTTTTCACAAAGCGACCGGACTGTTGTATGAGTTGACCGTTCATGATAAGAGAAACGGTGTAGTAGTTCCATTCAGGGCCCAGGTATTCTTTCTTGAACTCCTGGTCTTCAAACTTTTCTACAGGAATGCCAGTCAATAAAGAAGCAGTTTGCTTAAGCTTACCTGCAAACTTTTTGATTTTGTAATGAGAGCCACGTGCTACATAGCCGTTGTGCTCAAGGTCAGCGATAATATCACCGTTGGTCATACTGTATATCTCAGGTTCTAAACTGAGGTACTGTATGATGCGGGCAACGGTATCCTTACCACTGCCAATTTTGCCAGAGATGCCAATGAGGTTGGTGTTCATTTGTTGTAAGTCTTAATGCGTTTAACCAGGCTGTATTTGTCAATCGTAATGCGATACTTCAGCCTGAGGTATCGCATAAGTAAGTACACTTTGTTGGTGCGGGAGGGTCGCTCTGCTACCTTGCAGAACTCCTCATAGATTACGTCTTCTTTCATAGGTAGTAGATAAAGAGACAACCGGTTACAAATTGTAACCATCTGTAACCGGCATCTCTGATTTGTATTTAAAATCCAGCTTCAGCCGCCAGTTCTTCAACTCTTGGGATCAGCAATAGTGATTCGCCTGTAGGCAGAACCGCAGTCTTAGGCTCCAGGTATAAGAGGTTGTCAAACACCTGGTGTACTTTGCCCTGGTCATTCATCCAGTCAGCAGGGTGACCTTCTTTTAGTGCCAAAGTAATGTGGTTGTACAGTGCCCATGCAGACTCAGGGTCTACTTTGTAATCAAAGCTGGGTTTGTTCATCTCACTCTTGACAATACCCATCTGCATCCCGTTGAGTACATTTTCTTCAAAGAAGAGTGTACCCAGGATGTGATGACGGTCTGTCCTGGTCAAGTTGCGATCACGCATGTTGTCCTTGTGACGCACCAGGGTACGCCAGTATTCGTCAGATTGGCGGATGTACTCCGCGATGTGGCCTTCAGCCAACACATCAGCAGTGCCGGTGTGCACCCTGCGGTACGCACCGAACTTGCTGTTGTTAATCATCATGCCGTTCATACAGACCTTCACCATGCCGCCCAGGTTGAACCTGAAGGCATACTGCTTGTTGTAAGAATTCATAAAGTTGGCCGCCAGTTCAATATCCATGTCTTCTTTGTAGTTGATGCGGAATGAACCAGTAGCAATGTCACCGTTGTTGGAACAACGATAGTCTTCACCAGTAATGACAAACCCAGCGTTGGTGATCTCGCTTCTCACACGGTTGATAACCTGTGTGTGAGATATGGGTGTATAAGATTTTGTACGCTCAGGCAGCGGAGCGCCTATGATGGTAGCATACGCTGGCATGCCTTTGATTGTCCTTTTCATAATGTTAAAACAGACTTAATTGTTGATTTACTAAATGTGCGGGTAACACAGATGCTTGTTTTTCTATCTTGGCGATCTCGTCATAGATCTTGTCCAGGTAGTACTTCTCATCCACATCATACTCCTCCCAGGTTTTCTCCTGAAACTTGTTGAAAATGGTCTGGTGTATGCTGCCACTTTCCAACTGCATAGACCGACCGTCAGGGTTGGCTTTCAGCAATTTGGATCCCTTGCGGGAGTTGTAGTAGCGCACCAGTTTCTTGAGTGTCTCCTCCTTATACAGACCGTCTTCCACAAACTGACGTATGAAGAACCAGTCGCCTTTTAGTTTAGCACCTGCACAGTAGTCATGAATGTCCCTGTTGTTTTGTACAAACTCTTTGGGATCTGTGCCGTGTATGAAGTATGCATACCACGCTTTGGGAATGATAAGCATGCTTTTGTTTTTATGCAGGGCGAGCTCATCAAACTCAAAGCGACCCTTGCACTTGGTCTTGCCATCTTTGAATACAGCAATGTAGTTGTTGACATCGCCAATGATCATCTTGCTGTATTCGACTGTCTCCAGTTGCAGGTTGGTCATGGTTTCCCACTCCCTGCATATTTGATAGAACAGCTCCTCGTGTTCCTCATCTATCATGAACTCCAAACCATCGGTGTTTTGCATGAGCGGTTGCGCCCCAGGTATCCGGGTGGCAAGCATCTCATAGAGCATGCTGAGCAGGAGCTGACCGTTGATGGTAATGCGGAAGGTAAACTCCGGGTCATACAAAAACGAGTGCTTGTCCTTGCTCAGGCCGTAGGTGGCGTTCAGGATAATCTTGAACAGGTAGTTGAGCGGATCTTTCTTGTCATACTTTTTACGTTCCTCAAAGAACCATTCATACAGTTCACAGAATTCATGCTTAGGCAGATGTGCTGGCGACCATTTGTTTCTGATGGCCAGGTTAGGATAGAAGCTGGTTACGTCCGCAGACATGATCTTTTTACCATCTTTTGCTTCATATATGCCTGATGCAATACAACCATGCAGACCACCCAGTGCGTAATCGGTGGGGACCTTGCGGTAGTTCATCCTGTACTTGGGACCCTTCTTCTTCTCCAGCTCATCCATGTCCACCGTAGTGTCAATGGTAAGGGCTTTGAACCAGTTGTGCACCGCGATGAATTCGGGTGTCTCAAACTTGATATAGGGTAGCAGGATGTCACGAACCACCACCTGGTCACGGTGGGTGCGCATGTTGCGTATCACTTTCTTGTCTTTTCCAAGCTTATCGCTTAGGAAATACAGGAAGATCTCCTTGGATATCCGTGGCTCAGATGCACTGTACAGCTTGATGTTGTATCGTTTGCTGAGCTCTGCACGCAGGTTGATCTGGGAGAACATGACCTTCTCACCCTTGGGGCTGGTCCTGTTGAAGATCGACTTGGTGCTTTGCACGTCATTGATACAATAGCTGACAATCATTTCAGTTGTCCTAAGATCGCGGACAACTTCATAGTGTGGATGAGGCATCTCCTCCACATTGTGCCAGTCCATAGAGAACTGTATCCACTTCAGACTGCTGCTCTTGGCGCGGTTGTCCCAGTGGTTAAGCTTAAAGATATCCACACAGGGTATGGACAGTTTGAATTCTGGGTAGTCGAGGAACTCACCGTTTCTGGATTTCTCAATGACAGATTGAGCGTACTGGTATATCACCGTCGTATATGTATCCGCATCTATATCTTTGCGGCAGAACATTTCCTGGTTTGCCAGTATGTATTCCGTTATCTGCGCGTCAAACGCAAGGTTGTTGAAACCAAAGTGCCAGTCTCCACTCACGCGTGATTCAATGAGGAACTCCGTGAAGGAGCGCATATCATTCTGATAGGGGCCTACCACAAAGACTTTACGCTCCTCACTGAAGACATCCTCAAACACAGCGATGAAAGAATTGACAATGGTCTCATAGTCCATTACCCAGAACTTTCGCTGTCTCATAATTACTGCGCTTGTTCAGGTTGCTGGATAGACTCTACGGCTTGTTGAGGACTTGGAAACAATGTTTCACTGATTACTTCAGCATCTTTGTTTACTACAAAGCGCTCAATGAACGAGGTGATATCACCCATGTTGTCCATGTAGTACTCTGTGAACGTGTTCATGATGCGACGCTCTTCTACTACGCGTCCGGGCTCAGCACCTTTGATAGGCATGGTTTGCCCCTTGTCGTTTAGCTTAGGGAGCATCAGTGGTTTTTCCACGTTGGTCTTACCAATGATGGCAAGCACCTTAGTAGATGGGTCATAGATTGCCTCTACAAATGGGCAGTCGTTAGTGATTGGCATAAGACGGAACGTCTTGTGTCCGTACCAGTCGGTACTGTAAGCAAGCATGTTTTGCATAGCTGTTAAGGATTGTTGGTTATTAATTCAGAGTTAGCATAGTCTTCCTGTACAGGGTCGTACATCTCACAAAGCTCACCCACTTCACGGAGGAGTTCTTCCTCGATGGCCAGTATGTCAGCGTATTGTTTGTAGTACTTCTCTGGAAACAGGAAGCTCTCGATGTACACCCACTCTGGAGTGTGTACACCATAATAGTCAGTAAGTATCTTCTTGGCCTCTGCGCTCATGCGAGAGTACTTGCCTTTTATGAAGTTGTCGTAATCTTCTGCAATGCTGTTTAAGTCAAACACATATGCAATATTCTTGTCATCAATGGGTGTGCAGTGGTCAAGGAACTTGTGGGTAATCAATACCTCACTTTCAAACTTGCGCCATGCATCCGTGTCCTCTTTTTCAAATACGCAGATCAACTTGCGATCACCAGTGCCAAACACCCCAGTCCATGACACAAAGGTTTGGTCAGGCTTGGGGTGCTTAGTTTTGTGGAATCCAAGTAGCGGGTACAAAAATGTGTAGGACTTTTGAAAATACTTTCTATAGATCTCAGATATCATAGTGTTACCTCTTCATGAATCAGGTACTGAAAGGGTAAGCTAAAGTCACGCTTACTGAAATGGTAAGCAGCTTCATTCAACTTCTCCTTGGTATCACTGATCCATTGGTTCAACTTTTCTTCGCTCACTTTAACAGGCGCGATTTGCATGTAAGGGTCAATGACGATAAACCTGAACTCAACGCTCCACCCTGTATACTCCGGCTTGGACAAGTACTGGTCTTCTACAAGCATTGCGTACATTGCTGCCTGTAACCAGTAGCGGAAGTATTCAATGCTGTCAGAAAAACTGTTGAGATCCTTGCTGGTCTTTTTTACGTCGTTGACGCGGATGACTTTGTTCTGCGGATCAAACACCAGGTTGTCAACAAAACCACGCAAGCCAAAAGGCAAACCTTCAGGAAAGCTGATGATTTCCTTCTCGTTCTCTTTGGTAATGCCGTTGAAGCTGTCACCAAAGTAACCCATGCGGTCCATCACTGTAGGATTGGCGGTGATCTTTTCTACCACGGCTTTACAGAACTCATAGGTCTCCTGGCCTACAACGATCTTGCCTTCCATGGTTGTAAGATACTTCCAGTACTCGTCATGTCTTGGTGTGATCATTTTCTCCAGGCGCTGTGCATCTGTTTTCAAAGACTGATACAAGTTCATGTCACGCAGGATGTCCAGGATGGCGTCACCAAACTCAGAAAGTTCAATGCGCGTGTCACCATGTGCCTTAAGTTCTTTATGATGTACAAGCAAGGTGTCAAGAACCTTGCGTGGATTATCGCTGGGTGGATCTTGTACAGACAACACAAACTGGTTGTCAAAATTGTCAGGATGAAGGAGCAGACAGTGAATGAGGCTACCCTCAATCATATTCTGGTCGGTGGTATCATCTCGTTGCTTCAGCACATAGTGCTGGTAAAACAGCGCAGGGCTGTATAGTAGTCTGTTGAGTCCAGAGTAAGACATCAGGAATGGCTTATTGAAGAACTCATCTTCTTTCTGATAGCGCTCGCTCACAGGAGGTGGCGCTACAAAGGACTTGGTTAGCGATGATGCCATAGTTAATTGCAGTTTTCCATATCCCGGTTGAAGTAACGGCCCAGGATGTTACCGTTGTAGCTTTCTTTTTTCAAGACGTCAAGCTTGACCTGCCAACTGAGCTCGCAGTAGGACAGATATTTTTTGGAGCAACACAGCTCCAGGATTTCACGCTTGAAATACTTATTGCCCAGCTTACTGATGTCTTCACTGAGATCCTTGGAGGACCCGTGATACAGCAACCAGTCTGATTCTTTGATCTCTATGCGGAACTTTTTGCGGGTTCCGGTGAGACGCTTCTCAGTGGCAGATATCTTTTTCTTGCGTGAATGGTATAGGCTCTTCTGGCCTATGTAGAACTTACCTGTTTTCAGGTTAGTAATTTTGTAGACAAAGCCAACAGTGGCTTCATGATTAGGCAGTTGGTGCACCTTGGTAATCTCATCACCAGAGGGTACATAAATCCAGTTGTTCATAGGGGATAAGCGTGTACAAATATAATCAACCTCTACAATGTGTGTTCCTGGTCTACAAAATTATTTTGTAAACCTTGATAACTATTT